TGGGACAACGTGAAAGAATTATTGAGCACTTCAAAGGTGGCAACACCATCACATCGCTGGAGGCATTCTCATCACTGGGAGTGACCCAGTTAGCCAGCAGAATATTTGACCTGAAGCAGCAGGGATACCATATAGACTCGACTCGTATCAAAGTGAGCAATCGCTTCGGTGAAGAATGCAGTGTGTCAGAATACTACTTGGTAGGAGAATAACATGGAAGATAGAAAGTTTTTAGATGATCTGGATCGTGGTGATCTGGACTGTCAGTTAGGAAACCCAGCCTTGGACAATGAGTCTCAGGCTTACTACACTGGATATGGCGCACGCTATGTCCTTGAGCAAATGCAATCAGCAGGAGAATTTAACTAATGTTTCACAAATTACCAAAAGCAGAAGACGTACCCAACTCTTACTCTAAAGAAGAGGTTAGAGTAGAATTATTTAAGCTGGTCAACGAGCTAGATGAAATGGGCGATAAAGTTTACGCGGCTGATCCTAACATGGATGACGATGACTGGCTTGCTTACAAGCATATGAGTGTAGGTGCTATCTTAGCTATCGGACATCTGTTGGGCGGAGAAGTTGCAGCAGAAATATTTAATAAAAAAGCAGACGAGGCGGAAGCCAAACTTAACGAGCAAGTAGGAGTAACACACTAATGACTAATAAAAAATCCGTATGGGCAACACTGTCCGCAATCGACTGTTCAGCTAAAGTAGAACAGAAAGGCAAGCTAACCTACCTATCATGGGCTTGGGCATGGCAGACCCTGATGGAGCACTACCCTGAGTCTACCTATGAGTATGATATTGGCAACTGCTTGCAGAATGACACAGTAGAAGTCAACGTATCTGTGACAGTGCAAGGTGTAACGCACTCTATGTGGCTGCCAGTAATGGATAACCGCAACAAGTCTATCGTAAATCCTACCACTCGCGACATCAGTGATGCTCGTATGCGATGCCTAGTAAAGTGTATTGCCATGTTCGGTCTGGGTATCTACATCTATGCAGGTGAAGACTTGCCAGAGTCCACCAAGACTGAGGTTGTGAATGTAACGCAGGCATCAGAGATCAAAGTTCTACTTGAGTTGACAGGAGCAGACACCAAAAAGTTTCTGCAACACTACAAAGCCCACAGTGTAGATGAAATGCTGGCAATCAACTACAGAAATGCAGTAGCTGCACTCCAGGCAAAAGTAAAATGATCATCCTAACCGATGAGCAGGGTTCCCCTGAGTGGCTTGCCTCAAGACTGGGCAGGCCATCAGCCTCTATGTTTAGCAGTTTAATCACCACATCTGGTAAGCCCTCCAGTTCAGCTAAGAAATACATAGCCGAGATGGTCGCAGAGAGACTGACAGGCAGAAGCAAACCTTTCTACACCAACGATCATATGGAGAGAGGAAACTTCCTGGAGCCAGAAGCGCGTGAAGCATACGAGTTTATCACTGACCTTGAAGTGGTAGAGACTGGGTTCATTCTGCATGACAGTGAAGAGTTTGGGTGTAGTCCTGACGGGTTGGTTGCAAACGATGGTGGACTTGAGATAAAATGTCCCTCTGATGGGGTTCATGCTGGATATTTAATAGATGGCAAAGTACCTACAAAATACTATCAGCAGGTTCAGGGATGTATGTGGGTTACTGGCCGAGATTGGTGGGACTTTATGAGTTACCACCCAGAGATGCCCCATCTTTTAGTTAGGATGGAAAGAAACGAAGAGTTCATTGAAGCAATGGCAACTGAAGTTAATAAAGCTGTTGAAATTATAGTTAAAGAATCGGAGAGATGGTTATGAAAGTTGGATTAAGTATTAAGTTAGATGTAACAAAGATCGACAAAGAGCGTTTGTTTCAAGGTGCCAAGGGTACATACCTAGACCTGACTACATTCATTGATACTGCTGAGCAAGACCAGTACGAGAACAATGGCTTTGTATCACAGGCAACCTCTTCTGAGGAACGTGAGCAGGGCGTTAAGACCCCTATCCTCGGTAACGTAAAAGTGTTCTTCACTGAGAGTGATGTTGCTTCAGGTAAGTCTAAGGCCGCAGCCCCTGTCGATGAAGACATTCCGTTCTAGTGGAGTTGATTAGTATGGCCGCCTGCGTGATGATAGTGGGCGGCCTTATTACTGGCATTGTTCTGTTTACTATAGACGAACAGGCTGAGTGGAATAAGCGTAGAGCTAACAGGAAAGATGATGAGTAATGATTTAGAAAACAAGATTGTCCAGTGGCACAAAGATCGTAACCTGATTGAAGGTTCTACAGATGCTGCCCAGTTCACCAAGCTGCTAGAAGAAGTGGATGAGCTTCGCGGTAACATCGAGCATAGCCAGCCAGTCATTGATGACATTGGTGACATCATTGTAGTCCTGATTAACATCGCAGAGCGCAACAAGCTATCCCTCTGGGAGTGTATGTACCACGCCTATAGTGAGATCAAGTATCGCAAGGGTAAGATGGTAGACGGTGTATTCGTAAAGGAGGCAGAGTGAAAGCAAACTACTGGAAGATAATAGAAATGGCTGTTGACCAAGGTGTAGAGTGTGGATTAAACAGAGCGTTCAAGCATACAGATGAGCCTACCAGAGAGCAGATACACGCTGAAGTTGAGCGAGAAGTAATGAATATTATTTGTGAGTATTTTGAGTTTAATGATTTGCACGAAGGCTAACATACCATTACTGATATAGAATCCATGAATATGTATCATTATATATCATCAACGATAGCGAGTATAATCCGCCCCTCTACAGACTACTGGGGTTACATCGTGACAATCGCAATCATCGTTGTAGTAGTGGGCTTAGCCGCTATTGCATACCAAGACATAGCCTCCTAACGGGGGCTTTTTTAATGGAGTAGATTATGAAGCACATGATAATCCCTGACACTCAAGTCAAACCTGGCAGTAGCTTTGAACACTTGAAGTGGGCAGGACAGTACGCAGTAGAGAAGAAGCCAGACGTTATTGTTCACATCGGAGATCACTGGGATATGCCTAGCCTTTCGAGCTGGGATGTAGGCAAGAAGTCCTTTGAAGGTCGTCGATATGTACATGATGTCAACTCAGGGATTGATGGTATGAGAGCATTCCTCGATCCTATCCGCGAAGAACAGAAAAGACTGGTACGCAATAAAGACAAGAGATGGAACCCTCGCATGGTGTTTTGTCTGGGCAACCACGAACAGCGCATACAGAGAGCAATCGAGTCAGACGCAAAGCTAGAAGGTCTGATAGGGTATGATGATCTGATGCTAGAAGAGATGGGCTGGGAAGTACATGGATTCCTGGATGTCGTAGTGATTGACGGTATAGCTTACTCGCATTACTTCACCAGTGGTATCATGGGTCGGCCAGTCAGCAGTGCCAAGCTGATGCTAACCAAGAAGCACATGAGTTGTGTGATGGGTCACGTTCAAGATAGAGATATAGCCTTTGCCAACAGAGCAGACATGAAGCCTATGATTGGATTGTTCGCAGGTATCTTCTACCAACACGATGAAGACTACCTAACAGCGCAGACAAACAGTAGCTGGCGTGGTGTGTGGATGTTACATGAGGTCAATGATGGGCAGTGTGATGAGATGCCTGTGTCACTTAACTATTTGAGGAAGAAGTATGAAATGCTGGATATGTAATGAAGAATTAATTTGGGGTGGCGACCACGACATTGATCCTGAGTCAGAAGATTTTCACACTGTGACCAATCTTTCTTGCCCTAACTGCAATGCTTTTGTGGAAGTGTATCACCCAAAGGAGGAAGAAGTATGAGCTATCTGAATAAGCAGGAAGGTGGTAACCACTATATGCAGGAAATCCAGCCAATCGAATACATCTACAAGAATAAGATTGGTTATATTGAGGGCAACGTAATCAAGTACATCACTCGACACCGCGACAAGAATGGTGCTGAGGATATACGGAAGGTCATACACTACTGCGAGCTGCTGCTTGAGCTAGAGTATTCTGAGCCTCAAGGTACTGATATAAATTACTAGATATGCTATAATCGGGGTATGAAAAAAGACGCTAAGAAATCTAGTTTACTATCCCGAATCGGAGTCTCTGGCTACAACAAGCCTAAGAGAACGCCCAAGCACGCCACCAAATCTCACGTTGTGGTTGCCAAGGAAGGCAGTAAGGTTAAGACTATACGCTATGGTCAGCAAGGCGTATCAGGTGCAGGCGCCAACCCCAAGACAGCCAAGCAAAAGGCTCGTCGCAAATCCTTCAAAGCTCGTCACCGTAAGAACATCGCCAAAGGTAAGATGTCTGCTGCGTACTGGGCTAACAAGAGTAAGTGGTAATGAAAGGTCTATACGCAAACATCAATGCAAAACGTAAGCGCATAAAAGCAGGTAGTGGTGAGAAGATGAGAAAGCCTGGAGCTAAGGGTGCGCCCACAGCTAAGGCATTCAAAGAATCTAAGAAGACCAGCAAGAGTTTGTTGAGCTAATACACTTGCTTTTCAAATCCAAGTATAAGGCAATGCTGAAGTCTTTAAGGGTTGGGAGTACCTAGCCGAAGAAGCTAATATCTCTCGATAACTAGCCGGACATTTCCCGATTAGTATGTCCAGATAACCTGTACAGTATCGCGTACATCTACATGGATGAAGTTCTTGGCAATACCTATGCCACTAAACCCCAGCTTCATAGCCTCACGCACAATCACATAGCCTTCTGAGCCACTGTTGATATGGATGTCAGCAGCAATACCCCTAGCATGAGTGCCAGGTCTGGTCTTACGAGCCTCGATAGAGTGAGAGGGGTCACGGTATCCACTGGTAATCTTGAATGGGAATCCACACTGGTGACGCAGGTAGTCTAACTTCTCCAAGAAGAAGGGACTCATCTCGTTGGCCCCAGTCTCTTGGCAGTCAAACTCCTTGATGTTGAAGTATTGCATCTGCATCAGTGTACCTCGTAGCTGTTGAAGTAGGCATTGATCAGTTCTGCCTTAGCGACTTCCATGCTGTATAGGATGTCTGGGTCTTCCATGTTAGATACGATCTGTATCTGATCGTCGTTCACGCCTATTACTATAATGTTTTCGTACTCTTCACACAGCTCTGATAGGTCTGGACGCAAGTTAGTTACTTTACCCATTCTTCATTCTCTCGTAAGTTCTCATTGAACCCAATCCTAACATACCCATCAGAACTGGCAACATAGTAGACGTATCAGCCTGCGGAATATCTACACCAAATCCAGCGGCTAGAGGTGCGATAAGAAAGTTCACTGCAAAACCCAGTACGCAAACCCATCCCGTTGCTGGTCGCCATCCTGCCTGGAACCAGTTTCCTTTTGCTTCTGCTTTGTTGACTTCGATCTGAGCCAGTGAGATTTCCTGCGCGTGGCGTTCAGACATTGTTGCAATTTCATGGGCGATCTTCTGCTTGGTATCCGCATCGGGTATGAACTTATCCAGTAAGTTAGTGACAGGTGCAATTAGCTTATCAATCATTGTCGTTCTCCTGCTCGTTAAGGGCTTCCATAGTGCCGAGCCTTACAGTCAAGTCATGTATCTGACTTTGCAGACCTCGTAAATCT